GACATCAATCTGCCCGGCGGAGCTTATCTACTGGCCGCGCTAGACCGTGGCGTTGATGTCATGTACGTGCTGTCTGGACATCGGGCGCAGTTGGAACCTGCTGACAGGCTCCTGCTGTCTGCGTTCAAAGATGCAGCCCCGGCTGCTCGCAACGCTGTGCTTACGGCATTGGGCTTGGTAAGCGATGCCTCGTCTTCCAATACAGGTGCCGGCCCGGTCCTGTTGTTCGACAACAGTGATGTGGGCCAAGCGGTTTCGACGACAGCCATCGTGGATCAAAGCAATATGCAGATTGTTGTTGGTGGACGCAAAAAAAAGAGCAAGTGATCAGCATCGCGATTGGGCAGCTGCTCGTAAGAAATTTGCCGTTATCGGCTATACCTGCCTGAACTGTAGAGCTTGCTAGCTCGCAAAGGAAAAGCCGCCGGTTTCCCGGCGGCTTTTTTAGGTGTCGGCGCATAGCTCCTTGCGATCCAATCGCCGCCATCCTGGCAGCACGAGTTGGCCTGACAACCAAAGTCAGAATGCCTGATTACTGGTGTGCCAGCTGTAGGAAATCTCCGCTTGTGTATGTAGGTGATGAGCCTGATGAGCGGTGAAAGGCAGCTATAGAACAACAGTTATGGCTTTGATGCTTGGGGATAGCGATGCCATCCTCAATTCCTATCTGCAGCAGTTTTCATAGATCGCCTCAGCCTGCTCATGTGCTGCGCGCATCTGGTCTCTTGAAAGGGTACTGGAGTAGTTGTCTACGATTTTATCGAGGTAGACGTTCGATCCAGTTTTTTGAGCTGCCATGTAGTATGCGAAGGACTTCACAGGATCTTTGGGCGCCATGATTCCACGTTGACTGTCGCCCGCAATCGCGAGAAGAGCGTCAACACTGCCTTGTTGTGCGGCTCCTTCAAGGAATCGGGCAGCATCCTTCTTGTATTGAACTAATTTCTCGGGATCCTTTAGATAATCCTGCCTTGATCCGATGATGGAAGTGGAGTCTCTGGCGTACATCAACTGCGCCTCCAGAGAACCTTGTTCGGCTGCCTTCTTTAGCCACTCACCGTTCAAAAGCTCTGGGCGATTTGCCAAATTAGCGCAATCATCTAGGCTTGACTCTGCGCCCTTCAGATAGCCTTCGCCGGTCGCCGACGCCTGGTGCGCAAGCGCACTTCTGCTAGCAGACCCACTCAAAGTGTTCTTGCACTCAAGTGCAGCGAGATATATCGAGTAGGTGGCAACAGCGTCGCCTGATTCTGAACGTTGAAGAAGAGAGTCGATGTACTTCGCAACATCTCCAGGAGGCCGCTTCTTATTCCTTACAATGCTGAAAGCCTTTGGACCTTGTCGTTTGACAACATCACTATCTATTTTTCTGTCAGCTATAAGAGTTGCCACTGGTGCTGAAACTCTAGGCTGTACCCTCTGTTCCGACCGCTCTGTGTTGCCGTCCACCGTCGACCCTCGTGAACGGGTAGGACTGTGAAAGGCGTAAATGAATAAGCCCGCGATAATTAATAACGCGGCAGCGGAAAATAAGTACTTATTTTTTTTGGATATATTCAATTAAAAATCTCCGCCGCAGCACTATGCCATGCTACCTCTCAAACACGACCTTAAATGGATTCAAGCGCACAGGCAACGCTATGCGCTTGACCCAAGATTAGTTTTCTTGGGTTGGCGGACCAACGATGACCACGCCACCACCGCCGCCGCCGCCACCACCGCCGCCGCCGCCACCACCACCGCCACCACCGCCACCGCCACCGGTGCCAGGTTCAGGCGGATAAGTCGTAATCGGTGTTGCTGGCCCACCCATGACATTTCCGCTATCAGTCGCGGTGTAAGTCACACATGCACCCCCGTTGCAAATTGTGATTGTGTGCCCGGGTTGGAGGTCGTAAACGTATCGAAAGTAGCCAGGTCTGGACATTTCAGACCGCCAAGTGTCAATGAACACTTGGGTGATAGGGTCGGGCATCGGAGTGCCCAACAAACACGTATCGCAATTGAAAGGTCCCCAGATCTCATTCACCGCTTCCTGTGCGTAGGCATAGCCTCCAATTGCCAAGAGCAAGCCAGTACCAAGAGCAAGGCGTTGCTTCTGCTTTGTGGATAGCTTGGGTGAGAGCTTAAATCCATTCATGTGCATACTTCCTTCTGTAGTGAATTGGTGCAGCTATGCGAAGTCAGCTTTGTCATTTCTGGGCAGCGTTTAGATTTGCCACGCAATCGACTAGATCCATTGACTTCAGCAGCGAGGTTAGCTCGACTCGGGCTAAAAGTTTGTAGGGGAAATCTGATATGTTCTGGTAACGCCTGATTGCAGTGGCGTGCAGCGCGTGAACTCAAGTCAACTTGAGCTATCCAGATCGATTTGTGTAGCGAAGCCAGTGGCCTTGATCGTGTGAATTGCTTTGGATATGAGCCATTTCATACCTGAAATTTCAGACTTAAACCCATTGACCGTGACTTCTTGCTCTGGTGACAAATCGGCGCGGCCTGTAGCAAGCACGTACTCAAATTTAGACACACCGCGTTTGATCCGCTCCAACTCAGCATGCGCATGCTGGCGTGCTGTTGCCTCATCGGCATACGACTCGCGCAGGCGCTTGGCGTTGTCGTCTGTGCCAACCAACACCGACTGTCGCCGCGCCTTGCCCTTGTCTACCCAGTACGCACGCACGCCGGTGTAGGCATCTCGGTCGGCAACGGAGTAACGGTGTTGGTCGCCGTCGCGCCGCGTCAGGGTGACGGTAGGTAACCGCTTGCCGGTCGCTGTGGTCCCGGCGCCAATCGGCGTAAAGATCAGCGCTCCACCCTTCACCGTTGCCACTGCATCGAAGCGCTGCCCCAGGCGGGTGAGCAGATTCATATCGCTTTCGTTGGCCTGGTCGAGATGCGGCAGATTGGTGCGCGCCAGCGTCTCGGCTACGCGCGGCGTCAGTCCATGCTCGCCGGCGAGCGTGTTGAGCACTGCACCCAGCGTGGTGTTATGCCAGCTGCGTTCGCGCCGTGTGCGCATGTTGGCAGTCAGATCCGCGCTGCGCGCGCGTACCGTGATGATGTCCGGCGCGCCGCTGTACTCCACCTCGTCCACGACGAAGGTGCCTTTTTCGACCAGGCCGGTAGCTTTCCAGCCCAACGCCACGGCCAGACGCACGCCTCGTTTGGGCAGCGCCATCTTGCCGTCATGGTCATGGATCCGCAGATCCAGCTGGTCGGCTTCGCCGCCACGGCATTCGGTTAGGGTGAGATCGAGCAAGCGCGGTGCGATGCGCTCGGTGAGGTCTGTCCCATCGAGTAGCACGCGCCATTGCGGAATGGGGTAGCTCATGCGGCGGTCGCCTCGGGCGCGACGTCGTCGGTGCGGCGCAGGCTCAGTTGAAACTCGACGCGGCGCGGCGTGCCATCCGGGAAGAACAGCGAGGCCGTCTCGTTGACCGACAGCAACACATACGGCCCGTACACCCAGCCCGTGCCATCGACCAGCGGCAGCGGCTCGCCGTCTGCTGCGAGTCTGCGCAGCGTGGTCAGCGATCCTCGCGTGCCGGTCAGGTCGGGTGCGATCAGGCCTGACAGTTCGATGGTCTCATCGCCTGGCCCAAGGTACTGGCTGGCCGCGCGCGCGCCGACGCGCTCGCTGGTGGGGTGGCGCCAACTCATTTGCCGCTGCAATTGCAGGTATGCGGCGCTATCGAGGGCAAATACAAACGTGCCGTAGGACATCATCATCGGGAGTGGATCCTCAGTCGTCGCGCAGGCTGGAGCGGCGGGTCGCCGCCGTTCGCCGTTCGCGTTCTTCGAGCTGACGAGCGACTTCGCGCGCCAGTGCGGTCGCATCCATACCGGGTGCGGCGTGGACGTGGATGACGTAGCTGTTGCCGCCTGCAGGTGCGCTGGCGGCGCTGGGCCCGCGAGCGGGGGCCGACAGCGGTGCCCGGCTGTCGATCGCCGCCACGGGCGCTGTGGCCGTCGCCAAGGCCAGGCCGGCGCCCACCGCCCGCAGCCGGTTGCCAAGTGCCATGACGGCCTGCACAGGCGCGCCCTGGCCGCGCTGCAGGCCCACGGTGAGGCCTTCCATGGTGAAGCCGCCCAGCTGGGCAAATACGCGCGAGGGACTGTGGATGCCCAGCAAACCCTTGAAGCGGTCGACCACGCCGGTGCCAACGCTGGCGATCGCATTACTGGCCGCGCCGAGCTTGGAGCGGATGCCCTGCACAAGGCCACTGATCATGTCCGCACCGGCCTGCAGCATCCTGGCCGGCCAGTTGGCCAACTGCAGGTTGATGCCGGCCCATAGCTGCAGCAGCCCTTGGCGGATGCGGTCGCCGTTGACGGTGAACACGCCCACGATCAGCGACCAGGTGCTCTGGACGGTTTGCCACACGCCGCCGAGGATCTGCTTGATGATCGGCAGCACGGACGCAAACGGCTGAAACAGCCCGCTGATCATGTCCGCGCCGACCTGCAGCATCCTGGCCGGCCAGTTGGCCAACTGCAGGTTGATACCGGCCCACAGCTGCAGCAGTCCTTGGCGGATGCGATCACCGTTACCGGTGAACACGCCTACGATCAGCGACCACGTGCCCTGGACGGTTTGCCACACACCGCCGAGGATCTGCTTGATGACCGGCAGCACGGACGCAAACGGCTGAAGCAGCCCGCTGATCATGTCCGCGCCGGCCTGCAGCATCCGGGCCGGCCAGTTGGCCAGCTGCAGGTTGATGCCGGCCCACAGCTGCAGCAGCCCCTGGCGGATGCGATCACCGTTACCGGTGAATACGCCTACGATCAGCGACCACGTGCCTTGGACGGTCTGCCACACGCCGCCGAGGATCTGCTTGATCACCGGCAGCACGAACACAAACGCCTGCACCAGCCAGCCGATCGCCTTGACCGCCAGCTGCAGCTGGGTGACCAGCACCGCGCCCAGGATCTGCCCGAACCCGCGACCGGCCTGAGTTGCACCGTGCAACTGCGCGGTGGTGGCCTCGAACGGCGTCAGCAGCTGCTTGACCCACGTCCAGGCCTGGCCCATCGCGGCGGCGACGGTGTCCCACACCGGCCCCAGCGGCGCCAGTGCGGCTTTCAGCTCGGCCAGCACCGGCGCGGCGACATCGACGATGCCTTGCCACACCCCGATGGCGAACGCCTTGATCGGCCCCCAGTACTTCCACACCAGCAGCGCCACCGCAGCGACGGCCGCGCCGATCGCCAGCACCGGCAGGCTGACCCCACCGAGCAGCGGCAGCAGCAGGCGCGCTCCATTGGCGAGCATGGGCAGCACGCGGCCGCCGAACGCCAGCCCCTGACGCACCAGCGCACCAAAGCCGCCACCGCCCGACAGCAGAGCCACAGCGCCGTGGATCTGCGAGAACGCCATTGCGGCCACGCCGCCGGCCACCAGCAGGCCGCCCAGGATCGTGACCAGCGCGGCGCTGGCGATCGCCGTCTTGGCGATCGCACCAACCAGCACCGGATTGGCGCGGATCCACGTCGTGACCTGGCCGACCACCGCAGCCGTGCGCTCGGTCAGTGCCTTGAACTGCGGCAGCAGCGCCTGGCCGATCGATTGCGACACCACCACGGCAGTGTTCTTCAGCAGCTGCAGCGAGTTGGCCGAGGTGGCCACCCGCGAGGCGTACTCTGCTGACATCGAGCCGCCATAGCGCTGCGCATCGGCGACCTTGGCAAAGTTGCCCTGCAGCAGCTCCAGATTGGTCAGCAGCGGTGCGATCGCGCCGATCGACTCGCGGCCGAATAGCTGCGTCATCGTCGCGACCTGCTCGGCCTTAGGCAGTGCGCGCAGCTTCTGCAGCACCGACATGATCGCCCCGCCTGCGTCCTTCTGCATGCGCTGGGCCATGGTCGTGGCCTTAATGCCCAGCTTGTCGAAGGCCTCGCGCTGGCTCTTAGTGGCCGACTCGCCCGAGGCCAGGGTGAGCAGCATGTTCTTGATGCCGGTGGCCGAGACTTCCGATTCGATGCCCATGCCGGCGACGGTGGCGCCCAGCGCGGCCAGAGGTCCGCTCTGCAGGCCGGCGACCTCGCCCAGGGCACCAATACGGTTCACCACCGCGCTGATCTTGTTGACGCTGGCCGGGCCGGTGTTGCCGAGGTAGTTGATCTTATCGGCCAACACGACGACCTCGTCCTGGCCCATCCGGAAAGCGGTGCGCCAGGTGGCCATGGTCTGGCCGGCTTCCTCGGCACTGCTGTCGAAGGCCACGCCCATCTTTGCCGCGTCCTCGGCGAAGCGGACCAGCTCCTGGCGCGGGATCGCCGCCTGGCCGGCGGCCGCGACGATCTTGGCAATGTCCGCCGGCAGCATCGGCAGGCGCATGGAGAGGTTCTCGACATCGCGGCCCATCTGCAGGAACTGCTGCGGCGTCTTGAAGTCCACCACCTTGCGCACGTCAGCCATGGCCGACTCGAACTCCATCGCATCGCTGATCGGTAGTACCGAGGCCCCCAGTGCGCGCTGGCCAGCGAAGGCCATGCCGGCGCCGTAGGCACTCGCCTGCAGGCCGGCGCTCTGGATGCGGGCGGTGCGGCGCTGGGCAGCATCGATCGCCACCAGGCGCTGCTGCTGGGCGCGCATGGCCGCGTTGGTGCTGTCGATCTCGCCGCGTAAACGGCGCTCGTGCGTGACCAACTCGCGGGTGCTGATTCCGGCCGTTTCGAGGCGACCACGCAGGCGCTGCAGGCCGGCCTCCTGCGCACCGTGTGCGCTCTTGAGTTCGCGTGCGGTACGCACGGCGCGCTCAAACTCGGCATTCATGGCTGCGGTGGGCGTGCCGGTGGCCTTGATCTGCTGGGCAAGCGTGCGTACCGATTGCCGCTGCGTATCGAGCGCGGCCTTGGCGCGCTGTGCCTGCGCCACCTGCTCACGATAGGCGCCGATGTCGCGTTGCTGACTGTTGAGCTGACGCAGCGCGTCACGCTGGTTGCGCAGCGCGGTGGCAACGCCGCGGCTGCCGTTCAACACGCGCCGGAACGGGCCGGTGGCGCGGTCGACGGCGGCCAGGATGACCTGCAGGCGCAGATTGTCGGAGGCCGCCATTTAGGCGGCCTCGTGGTTCGGGTGAGGCATCATTCGGCTCCGCTTCGCAGGCGGGCACGCTCGCGCCACGCCGTGAGTTCGTGCAGTGACCAGCCGTCCATTTCGGACGGCGGCCAGTGGAAGATGGCCGCGACATCGGCCATCGCATCCTCTACGCAGTCGGGAAATCCGCTTCCCTCTGTGCCTTCGGCAAGAAAAAAACCTGCACCTCCTGGCCCACCGCCAGCAGGTCGGCCGGATCCATCGCATTGACGTCGGCGATGGTCAGCGTGGGCGAAGAGATGCGCGGCAGCAGCGTCGCCAGCGCAGTGACGTCCAGCTGCAGCACGTCGGTGAGCTTGAGGCCGCGCAGTTCGCCGGCGCCAGGCTTGCGCACCTTGAGGTCGGCGATGGTCTGCTCGCCACGCGTGATGGGCTGGTCGAGGGGAATGGCTGGGGAAAAGGTCGGGGTCATCGGAAGGTCTCAGGGCTGAGGCCTGGCGGCGCCAGGCCGAAAGGGTCAGGCGCCGATGGCGCGGCGGTGCGGGGCGAGCAGATCCACGCCGTTGACGATCTCGATCATGTTCATCAGATCGATCTCGATCACGGTGGAGCCATTGATCATCAGCTTGTAATAGCTGGCGGAGGTCTTGACGGCGAACTCGGTGTCGTCGCCGGACTTGCCGGTACCGGGATCAATCTCTTTGTGACGGCCGCGCACCACAAATTCGACGGCATCCACCGCGCCGCTGTCGTCGCGCTGGTAGGCGCCGGCAAAGCGCAGCTGCACGGCATTGTGCCTGGTGGCCCCGTACTGATTCAGCACGCTGCGCATCATGCCGCCGCACTTCCATTCGAGCTCGATCTTCTCCTGGCCGAAGTCGATATCGACCGGGCCATTCATACCGCCGCCGCGGTACTCCTCCATCTTGCGGGACAGCGTGGGCAGCTTCACTTCGACCACCTGGCCGAGGTAGCTCTCACCGTCATTGAACAGGTTGAGCGCTTTGAGTTTCTTGGGCAAAGCCATGGGGTTCTCCGGGAATCTAGGGCGGGTGCGTTACGCGTTGACGCGTTCGGCAAAGTCGGCCAGGTAGCTGGTGGTGATCTTCTGGTACAGCTGCAGGTTCTCCAGCGGCGGCACCGGCGTGTAGTCGTAGTCGATTCGCAGCGCGCCATCGGCGAGCGTGGTAGCGCTGTTGACGGTGCCGTCGAACCAGGCGGTGGCATCGATCAGGTAGCCGGACGCCTTCAGGTCGCGGAACTTGGCGTTGATCGTCTCGATGACGTCTTTGACAATCGAGGGATGCATCGGCTTGTCGACGTAGAACGCCACGCCCTC